GAGGCAACATCACTTGGTCATAGAACAACTATTGCAACTAATGGATTAAGAATTGCCCATTATCATTATTTAAAAGAATTAAAAGACGCTGGATTGAAAACTGTATATTTAAGTATGACTGGTTTTGATGATGATAAAGTATATGAAATAACTGATAGATTAAAATGTGCTAAGAAGAAAATGGAAGCATTAGCAAATTGTTTATCTTTAAAATTACGGTTGTCTATTGGTTGTATTGTTATTAAAAATTTGAACGAACATATTATAGATAGAATGGTTGCGTATAAAGATAATAATAAAATGCGAATAGGTACATCTTTTGAGTTTAGAAATGTTGGACAAGTAGGACGATATATGATTGAAAAGGATCAGAATTATAAGTTTGATGAATTAAAACAGTTGATATCAGACAAGTTTGGTATAAATCCGAATCCAAAAATATTTGAAGATAATCAGTATGCTTGGACGGTAATACACGGAAAATATAGAATAAATATAACTAATTGGGAAGGAGCTGATGGAGGATTTAATGATGAAACAAATACCATACGTGGTAGATTAACTCAAAATTTTGAAGTTGCTCCTTTTTTAGAACATATCAAAGAAAACGCTGGAGGATATTAATGAGTAAAAGTAAAATCAATTTGTGGTTTATATTTTGGCCTATTCAAATATTAGCTTTATTAGGTATTATTTTTACATCACCTAATTGGTTATATTTGTTATTAGGTTGGATACTTTTTTGTGGATTAGGTTCTGCTGTTATTTTACATAAAGTTGTAAGTCATAAATCTATTAAACTAAAGAAGTGGTTGAAAAAACCATTATTATTTTTATCTTGTTTATGTGTGCAAGGTAGTCCTTTGTGGTGGGCGGCAACGCATAGAGGTAAACATCACCCACACGCTGACAAAGATGGAGACCCACATAGTCCTAAAGATGGTTTCTTTCACTCTTATATTGGGTGGCTACATAATAGAAAATTAGGTAAGATTAATACTAGATTTATTCCTGATATAAGAAAAGATAAATTTCATCTATGGTTAAATCGTAGATACACTTATATTGTTTTGGCAACTTTTATAGTATTAGGTTTAATTAATATAGAATTTATGTTATGGTTTTGGTTGATACCAGCGGTATTATCATTTCATCAAGAAGCAATTGTTAATTCAGTTTGTCATTTAGGTAAATTTGGTTATAGAACATTTGACACAAAAGATAAGTCAATGAATATACCTTTACTTGCATTATTGACTTGGGGTCAAGCATTACATAATAATCACCATTATGATTATGATTCATATAATTTTGCTAAAAAGAAAAATGAGTTTGATCCTTGTACGTTATTTTTACCTTTTATAGAGGAAAAGGTTCGTTAGTATCTGATATTTTTTTATATGTAATATGTTGCAAACAATTTCTTTCTGTTCCTTTACATACCCATTTTTTATCATCACATAAAGACCACCCTGGACTGTATTCATTTGCTTGTTCAGTCCATCTCTTTAAGTAATTTCTTTTCTGACCTTCAATAGATAGAAAGACATAATCTTTACCTATACTTTTACAATATTCTATTTGGTGGTCGTGTATTAATTTTGATATGATACCAAATGTGGGATTGACCCAATCAAATTTTTTATTTCTTAATAAACGATTAAATATTCTACTAACATTTTTAGGCCAAATAGGTCTACTTAATACTGAAGCGAAAGCTACAATATTGCCTTTATAGACAATTAAAGTAATATCATCTAAACTGTTAAATTTTATATTTTCAGGTGTATAATTACTACTTAACTTATCAGTAGAATTGCTAAACTCATCTAATAATAAATTTAGCTTTTCTTTATAATGCAAGTAATTATGTTTATTAAAAACCTGATATTGGTTTATATCATTTGGAAGCATAATAAAAATTATATATTAGGAAACGTCTAATGTTTCTATTATACCATTTTTATCATTATAAGACATCCTACTATTCTCATAATCCGTACATAAATCATTATCTCTAAAAGGTATATAATCTTCATCATTTGGAAATGTAAAAGACCGAGTTCTTATTAAACCAGTTTCATCAGTACTACCACCATTATCTATTATTTTTCCACTATCTTCTGCTTCTTTTATTAATGCTAACATTTCAGCTGAACCTTCGTGAAAGGCAACACCTGTGTTAGGTCTTGTTTGGGTTAAAACTACTGTTATAGCCATATTTTTATCTCCTATATGTATTTATATCTTATAAATAGTATTATGAATAAATTAAATGGAGATATTGTATGATAACAATTGACGGAAAAGAATATGATGAAGCAAAGTTTAGTCCTGAATTACAAAATACTATAGCAGTAAGACAAGAAATTCAAGTAAGCAAGACTAGACATATGATTGAGATTGAAAAAATAGATGTTTTAACTAAGCATTATAACGAAAAAATAGTCAAATTGATTAAAAAAGAAGTACCAGAATCCGAGAAAAAATAAATGGCAGCAATAGCTAACTTAACCATAGACCAAGGAACAACCTTTAGTTCAGACGTAACTGTAAAGGATGCCAATGGACAACCGTTTGACCTAACAGGTTATACAGCGGCGGCGAAAATGGCAAAGGGTTATGCTTCCACTAGAACAAGATCCAATCTATCTACTTCCATAGCAACAGACGCTGCTACTGGTGTAGTTACTCTTTCATTGACAGCAACAGAAACATCTGCTTTGGATGCTGAGAGATACGTATATGACCTTGAAATTACATCAAGCGTTGGTGCTGTAACTCGGGTTATAGAAGGATTAATTACAGTTAGACCTCAAGTTACTACTTAATCAAACTACTTTTTGTTATAAATATAAGATAAAAGGGAGAGAGAATGTCTGACATTACAGCAAAAATAAATGTAAATACTCAATCTGGTCCACAAAAAGTTTCTGTGACCTTGCCGTCTAGTAAGGCACTTCAAAATTCTGCCCTTAAATTAGCTCTTCTTGGTGATGTTGATACTACCAATTTAGATGATGGTTCTATGATACAATATAGAGCAAGTGATGGCAAATTTGTAACTAGAACAGAAATAGTGACCACAACAGGTACACTATTATTTAATTGTGGGAGTTTCTAATAAATGGCAACAGTAATACAGATAAAACGAAGTTCGGCAACATCAGCACCTAGTACATTAAAATTAGGTGAATTAGCTTATACTTACGGAACAGGTTCTCAAGCAAACCTAGGAGATAGAATCTTTATAGGGGAAGGCGGAGTTGACGGTAACGGTGACGCAAATAATATTTCAGTAATTGGAGGTCAGTATTTTACAGATATGTTAGACCACGTTGCTGGTACATTAACAGCAAGTGGTGCTGTTTTAGTAGATTCAAATAAAGCAGTCAACGAATTAATTGTAGGTAATAATGCAAGTGCAGGTGGAGAATTAAAATTTAATGAAGGAACAAATAACGGTTCATCATTTATAGGTCTTAAAGCACCTAACAACGTAACTACAACAACAACATTTACATTACCAGACGGAGATGGTTCTGCTGGTCAGTTTATGAAAACTGACGGTGGTGGAAATTTATCTTTCTCAACAGTTAATCAATTTATAGATTTAGCTGGTGATACAGGAACAGATACTTATAATACTGCTGAAACATTAACTTTTGCAGGTGGTTCAGGAATGAATACAGTTGTAACTGATAACAATGTAGAAATTCAAGCAACAGCATTAACAAATGCTAACTTATCTGGTACTGCTGGAATTACAAATGCTAATTTAGCAAATCCAGCAACAACATTAGGATCATCTACATTAACTTTAGGTGCAACAGAAACAGATTTAGCTGGATTAACATCTATAGTAATTGATGACATTACAATTAATGGTCAATCAGTTTCAACAACAGCAAGTAATAAAGATATTCATTTAACACCTCACGGAACTGGTACAGTTATTTTACCTAGTGGCTATGAAGATAGAAGTGGATTCCAAGACCAATCAGTTGCAAACAAAGCATACGTTGACCAAGTTGCTCAAGGTTTAGATACTAAACCTTCTTGTAAATTAGGTACAACTGCTAATTTATCAGCAACTTATTCAAACGGAACTGCTGGTGTTGGTGCAACATTAACAGCAAGTTCTAACGGTGCATTATCACTTGATGGATCAACAGCAAGTGCTAATGATAGAATTTTAGTTAAAAATCAAACAGACGCTTCAGAAAACGGTATTTACGTAGTTACAACTGTTGGTAATGGATCAACTGCTTTTGTATTAACAAGAGCAACTCCAGAAGACCAACCATCTGAATTAAGTGGTGGTGCTTTCGTATTCGTTGAAGAAGGAACTTTAAATGCGAATAACGGTTATGTATTTACACACACAGGTGCTCCAACATTTGGAACAACTGATTTAGATGTAGCACAATTTTCTGGTGCAGGTCAAATTACTGCAGGTGCAGGATTAGTTAAAGATGGTAATACAATTGATACAAATCCTGATGATAGTTCACTTGAAGTTAGTGGCGACCAATTAAGAGTTAAAGCAAGTGGTGTTACAAATTCTATGTTAGGTGGTTCAATTACAACTGACAAATTAAATAATCCAGTAATATATTTTAAAGATGAAACTTCAACACAAGGTCAAGTATCTTTAGAAGGTACTTTAGAATTTATGGCAGGTGAGGGAATTAATACTATTGCAAATGGAAATAAATTAGAGATTGTTGGTGAGTTAGCAAGTAATTTAAATATAGGAGTTGCTTCTTTTTCTGCTGACAATTTTACAGTTACATCAGGTGATGTAGAAGTTTCAACAGTTGATGGAGGTACTTTCTAATGTTTAAATGGCTTAAAAAATTAATTAATAAAACAGTAAGTTCTTACGACCCAATTAAACCAAAAAAAGAAGTTATAGCATTAAAAGAATTATCAAAAAGAACTAAAAAACAATTAGAGTCTATTGGTAGAAAAATGGGAATTGAATTAGATAGAAGATTATCAAAATCAAAATTAATAAACAAAATTAAATTTAGAGCTAGATTAAGAAGAAAATAATGGCAACAAAAATTAAACCATATCGTTCGGAAGTAGCAACTCGTATTCCATCAGCAAGTAATATGGATATCGGTGAGTTGGCGATGAACGTCCAAGACGGTAAGTTTTATACAAAAACAAGTGTAGGACAAATTAAAGAATTAGGTGGTGCAGGATCAATTACTTTGCAAGACGTAACTGCTAACGGTTCAATTACAGATAGAACAATCACTATGAACGGTGCAAATTTTATTTTTGAAGGTAATTTAGAAGACGCTTTTGAAACTACTTTAACAATAGATGAACCAACAGCAGACAATCAATTAAAATTACCTAACGCTTCAGGTACTCTTGGTACGCAAGATGACGCATTAGCATATTCTGTAGTATTTGGTTCGTAGGATAAATTATGGCAAGTATATTTAAGAATTCAGGAATAACAGTTCCAGTAATAGATGATTCATCTGGTGATATGTACCAAGCGTCTAATACTGAAAAAGCGGTAATTCACGCATTGTTTATTTCAAATAGAAGTGAGTACAGTATAGCAAGAGTTAATGTAAAAGTAACCGTTGATGGTGCGAAAAATACAAATACTAATCCAACTACATTTAGATTTGTATGTAAAAATTTAGAAATACCTGTAGGTAATACATTGACAATTGATAAACCAATAAATTTAGAAAACAATGATATATTGAGAGTAACTGCTGAACCTTCTCCTGATTCAAGTTCTGTAGATGTGGAAGCGTTTGCAAGTATTTTGGCAATGACAGAATAGAAAAAATGAGAAAAATAAATATAACAAATAGAGAAAATCAATGTCATATACAGTACCAGGCGTAACTGGAATAAAATATTTAAAGAAATTTAACGCATTAAGACGTACAAAAGAAGGTATGTTATACCTAACTTCTGTAAATCCTAATCAAAGCAATGAATCAATTGAAGTATCAAAATATTTTGAAGATGGAAAATCAGATAGTGTTGGAAGAGACCAAACAGATTACGTTGAAGAAAGATTAGAAATGTATGATGTTCAATATTTCACAGGTGACGCTTCAACTAAAGCATTTACTATCTCAAATCCAGTCTTAAATGAAACAAGATTAGCACTATTTTTAGATGGTGTTATGCAAGTACCTTATTCAGATTGGAGTTTAACAGGTGGTAATCAGATAAATTTCGTACTAATACCTAAAGCTAGTGCTAGTATTGTGGTAGGGGTAATTAAGAGAAGATACTTAAATAATGATAGCGATAAGTTTCAACAAATTAATTATTCAGACGATACTACAACTAGTTTTCTTATAAATAGTACTAGTGGAGATTTAGTTAAAAGAAGTAAAAAGGGAGTTACAAGGTCAGCAGAAGCAACAGATGACTTTGATACTTTTGAAAGCACAACGGCAAGTGTAGCTACAACAACATACCAAAGTGCTGTTTAAAATGTATAAATATTAGGAAAAAAGAGAGAAAATGGCAGATTTCAAACTAGGACGAATAAAATTTAAATGGAGAGGTGATTGGACATCAAGCTCTTCTTACTTAATTGATGATATAGCAAAATACGGTGGTAATACTTATGTGTGTATTAAAAATCACACTTCACCAGCTAATGAAAACTTATTTTATACAAGTCCTGGAACATATACAGAATACTGGCAAGTACACGGCGAATCAGTTTATTTCAAAGGTGCTTATGCCAATACAACTTGGTACAAATTAAACGACCTAGTTAGTTATGGTGGTAAACAATACCGTTGTACAACAGCTCACACATCAGCAAGTTTAGTTTTAGACTCTGCTAAATTTGAACAGTTTGTAGATAGTATTAACTTTACAGGTGATTACGCTTCTTCAACTCAATACAAATTAAATGATATAGTTAAATACGGTGGAAGACAATATAGATGTACAACTGAATACACATCAGCAGCTGGTGGTGATCCAAATATAGACTTAACAAAATTTACTTTATTTAGTGAAGGTTTAGCATTTAAAGGCGACTTCACAGTTTCAACATTTTACAAATTAGATGACGTTGTAAAATTTGGTTCATACCAATATAGATGTACAACTGCTCATACTTCAGGTGCTAATTTATCAGATTTTGCTCAAGCAAATTTCGTAGTTTATTCAGAAGGTTTACAATTTGAAGATTCCTATAATGCTACAACTCTTTATTCAAAAGGAGATGTAGTAACTTATGGTGGTTATTCTTATGCATATATTAATGCTCAAGAATCTACAGGACAAACTCCTGCCGACAATTCTTATTGGGATGTAATAACAACAGGTTTCAATGCAACTGGACTTTATGTCCACGGAACATTATACAAAACTGGTGATACAGTTCAGTATGGTGGTAATTCTTATGTCTGTATATTAGACGCACAAAATCAAAGACCATCACAAGCAAGTGGTGCTGTTAATTCAACTTATTGGAAAGGTGTTGTAGAAGGATTTAAATGGCAAGGTAACTATAGTGCTGTTACAACATACACTATTGGCGATACAGTAAGATTTGCTTCAAACTCATATGTTAATTTAAAAGACCAAGTTCTAAATATAGAACCAGGTTCAGACGCAAATACTTGGCAAGCAATTGCTCAAGGAGATACTGCTGCTGTAATGACATCAATCGGAGATATGATTGTTCAAGATGGTGGTGGTGTTGCAAGATTACCATTAGGTCTTCCAGGTGGAGTATTAACTAATGATGGAGATGATATTTTATGGAGTGGTTCTTCAGGTAAAAACGTTTTATGGGTTTCTCCTTCAGGAACAGACGGTGGACCAGGAACAGAAGCATTGCCTTATAAAACATTGGCATATGCTTGTAAACACGCAAAATCAAATTCAATTAGAGAATATGAAAATGTAACTGGTGGTACAGGTGGAACATCAAATTTATATGATGAAGTTCAAGGTATTGCTTCAAAAGAATTAACAGTTTCAGCAGTTCCAAGTACAACAACTTTTGAAGTTTCAATGGGAACTTCAATATATGCTCACACTTATGTAAGTGGTGGTACAGTTAGAAAAGCAGACGACAATACATTAGCAGTATCAAATGGTGTTTATAATCATAGTACAGGAATTATAACAATCACAACTCCAACACACGGATTATCAGTAGGTAATAAAGTTAGAGTATGGGGATTAAATTATACTTGCGCTAAAGGTGCAAAAACTTATCCTGAAACAGGAAGTCCTTCTCTTTATAGAGTTGATACATCTGGCGGTGGATTAAAAATAGAAATTGTTAATGGCGGTGCTAACCACAACGTAGGTGATAAAATTAGAATTGATGGAACAGATATCGGTGGTGCAGTTGCCTTAAATTTTGATGTTAAGAGTGTTGCAGGAGATATAATCAGAATTAAAAACGGTACTTTCAAAGAACAATTACCAATGACAGTAGCAGAAAACGTTTCTGTAGTTGGTGAATCTTTAAGAAATACAATAGTAATGCCAGCAAGTGGAACTGGTTCTCAAATTAAAACAGTAGAATTAACTAAAAACGTAGTTAGTGCTACTAACGGACAATACAAATATTTACACCCGAAGAAAGTAGAAAAACCTTATACAGTTGTAACAGCTGCTAACGCAACTACATTTACAATTGATGTTGGTACAGACGCTAGACCTCACACATACGTTGATGGTGGAGTAGTTACGAAGTCTGACTATGCTGAATTAACTATATCTAATGCTGTTTATAATAATAGCACAGGAATTATTACAATAACAACTTCATCAGCACATAGTTTATCAGCAAGTGATGTTGTTAAAATATCAGGTATAAAATATCATTGTAAAGATGGTGAAAAAGTTTATCCAAAAGTTGGACACGGTTCAGTATGGAGTGTAGTTGTAAAAGGCGGAGTTGCAGAAGAAATTATAACATATCACGGTGGGGCAGATTTCCACGTTGGTGATGTAATTACATTAGCGGCTGCTGATGTTGGTAACGGTGGCGACTTAACAATTACAGTTAAATCTTTAGAAGATAACAACGCTTCAAATATGTTCTTATTAAATGATAAGAACAATATGAGAAATATGACTTTCGTAGGTCTTTCTGGACAAAAACGTTCTGGAGGATTATACAAAGTAACACAGGTTGGTTCAACAACTCAATTTGTAGTTTCTTTAGGAACTTCACAACACGCTCACACTTATATTAGTGGCGGTGGAGTAATAAAAGTTGGCGCAGAAGGAACTAGATTCACTCTTGCTAACGCTAGTTATGCACACTCAAATGGTGATTTAACATTATCTACAAACGAAGTTCACGGTTTAACTGTTGGCGATTATGTAACTGTTGGAAAAATGAAATTTACTTGCGAATTAGGTGAGAAAATATATCCAAGTGGTCCAATGCAACAAGCGATTATGTCTTTAGACCCTAGTGGTAATATTAAAAACAAATCACCTTATATGCAAAACTGTACATCTGTTAATCCAGGTGCTTGCGGAATTCAAGTTGACGGTAATCTTCACAAAAATACTCACACCGAATCATTTAAATCAATGTTAGGTAATGACTTTACACAAATCAATGATGATGGTATTGGTATTCACATCCTAGGAAAAGGAAGAGTTGAAGCAGTATCAGTATTCATATACTATTGTGAAAAAGCTGTTTATGCTGAATCAGGTGGATTTATAAGAGCTCTAAACTGTTCTCACTCTTACGGTGAACAAGCAGTTGTTGCTTCTGGTACAGACGAAGATGAAACACCAGTCAATGTTCAAACTAGAGGTTTGATGTTAGAGTTTGACCATACAACTTTTGGTTCTGGTTTTACTGTTAATGATGTAGAAGATTCAATTGCAGTTCAAGGTCAAGGTACTGCTACAATATTAGGTAATACTTCAGCAGCGACTGCTACACTTTTTAGATACAACGTATCACTAAATTACTTACACATAGAAAGTATTACAGGTAATTTCGTACAAGGTGAACAAATTACAATTACAAAAGAAGATACAACATCATTTACAGTAAATTTATCTGCTACATTTGGAGATTCTTCAGCTGCTCAAGCAGGTCAAAGAGGACCTATACTAGCAGTTAAATCAGGTACAACAGCATTAACAACTTCAAGTATAATTAAATTAGCTGCTAATATTAAATTCTCTGGTCTTTCAAAATACTATAGAGTTGGATTAGTTTCAGAAGAAGATTTAACTAACGGAACTGCTGTAATCAGATTAACAGAAGATATTGGTTTGAGTAAAGCACAACTTGCTAATGTATCAACTAATATATCAGAAAAATTTTCAAACATAAGATTAACAGGTCACGACTTCTTAAATATTGGTACAGGAAATTCAACTAAAACAAATTATCCAGGAACGCCTACACAAGCAGCTGACCAAGCTGATGAAGTTACAGAAGAAAACGGCGGAAGAGTTTATTGGGTATCAACTGACCAAACTGGTGACTTTAGAGTTGGTGATTTATTCAAAATTGAACAAGCTACTGGTACTGCTACTCTTAACGCAGACGCCTTTAACCTTTCAGGATTAAGTGAATTAAAACTTGGTTCTATCGGTGCAGAATTAGGTGCTGCTGTAAATGAATTTAGTACAGACCAAACATTAGGTGGAAATTCTAATACTGCTGTACCAACAGAAAGTGCTATATTAGGATATATGACAAGAGATAAAGCTGGAACAGGAATGTGGGTTCCTCCAACAGGAACATCAGCACAAAGACCTGGTACACCTTATTCAGGTGCAATAAGATACAATACAACTTTAGTTGCTTGGGAAGGTTATAACGGATCATCTTGGACAGGTCTTGGTGGCGGAACACCTTGGAATACAATTATAGGTGACGGTTCAACAACAACAACTGCTTCAAGTGGCGGAAGATATTTAGTAAATACAAGTGTATTTGCTACTACAGTTAATTTACCTGCTTCTCCATTAACTGGAGATACAGTTACGTTTTTAGATTTAAATGGAACGTTCCAATCAAATCCTTTAACAGTTGGTAGAAACGGTAATGAAATTATGAATTTAACAGAAGATATGACTGCCGAAGTTAATCACGCAGGATTCACTTTAATATGGACTGGCGGAACAAACGGTTGGAAATTAGTTGAGGTAGCGTAATAAATAAATATAGGTAACTTATGTCAAAACTTTCACAATTTAGTATAACATCAAAACAAAAAGATGAATTCTATGGATTTCATAGAACTAATCCTGGGCAAACTATTAATAGAGATATTAAAGTAATTGCTGGTAACTATTCTGTATATGAATATAATTTAGGTACAGCATTTGATACTTCTACAGCAACTTATTCAAAAAGTAAATCTATTCAAACAGAAGATACAAATCCAAGAGAAATAAGATTTGGTAATAGTGGAGCTAAAATGTATACTGTTGGACATACTGATAAACATATTGATGAATATGATTTAACAACAGCGTATGATGTTTCTACAGCAACTTGGAGAACACACTTCAATGTTGGTAATCAAGATTCAAGTCCACAAGGATTAAATTTTAATGATGATGGAACTAAAATGTATGTTGTAGGTACAGCAGGAAGACCTGATTTAGGAATTGCTGCTGATAATGTTTATGAATATGCATTAGGAACTGCTTGGCAAATTGAAACAGCAACTTATACAGATTTATTTTCACTTGCTAATGAAGATACAAGTCCACGTTCAATGAGATTTAATGCAGACGGAACATTAATGTTTATTATGGGTGATGACGGAGATGATGTTGGAGAATATTCATTAGGTACAGCATATGATGTTTCTACAGCAACTTTTGTGGATGCATTTTCTTTTAATGCTGAAGATACTTCACCAATAGGATTTGGTTTCAATACTCTTGGAACTAAAATTTATATTCTTGGTAGTGTTGGTTCAGATGTTATGGAATATCCATTAGTAACAGGTTTTGATATTTCAACTACACAAGCAATTACTGATACATTAACTTTTGCTGCTGCTACTACACCAAGCGCACCATCAAGAAATGTAAGAGGAATGGAATTCAATATTACTGGATCTAAAATGTATATTATTATGGATGCTGGTAAGTATATTGTAGATGGTGGAGATGATGAATTACCTATCACTCACGAAACAAGATTTAGAAATACTATGAAATTTTATGAAGGTAATACTTACAAATTTGATGTTTCAGATTCAAGTAATACTGGACACGAATTTAAATTTTCAACTACTTCTGATGGAACGTGGGGTGGTGGAACTGAATACGTAACAAATGTAACTCCTATTGGAACTGCTGGAAGCGCAGGTGCATATGTACAAATAGTTGTTCCAAGAAAAACACCTGATCCAAATCCTGGTAGTGCTGTTGATAAATTATACTATTATAATGGAAAACATCAATTAACAGGTGGAGATATATACACTCCTGAATGGAAAGGAAATTTACAAATTACATACACTAATGCTGTAGATAACATAGATACTAGATATGCAACTAAACATCAAGAAGATATTTTTGAGGATAGTATAATGTGGAAGTCTGGATTAGAGTGGACTATAGTCAACGGTAACTTAACGGTAGGTCTATAGAAATAAATATTTTAACATTTTATAAAAGTGAGAAAAGAACTATTATAAATATAAATAAGGAACAAGAGAATTATGGCAACAATAAATTTAGGCAGAATTAAACCAGTATTCCAAGGTGCTTACAATGGCGCAACCGCTTATGTAGTGGATGACATTGTAACTTTTGGTGGAGAGAGTTTTATATGTATTTTGGCGTCAACTGGTAACGCTACTTCAAATGCAACTTATTGGTCCAAAATCGCTAAAAAAGGTGATGATGTAACCCAATTAACAACACACGGAGATATCCTTTTTAGAGATGCTTCTGGTGTTCAAAGATTACCTGCTGGTACAAGCGGAAACGTTTTACAAACAAAAGGTAATGCTACTGACCCAACTTGGGCAAATGCAACTGGAATTAACTGGGAAACTAAAACTGCTAACTTTACTGCTGTTTCTGGAGGTGCATATATTTGCAATACAGACGGCGGTGCTTTCACAATGACTTTACCTGCAACTCCATCAGATAACGATTACGTTATGGTATCGGACGCAATGGGTAAATTTGGATCTAAAAATCTTACTGTTGATAGAAACGGTAATAATATAGCGGGTAGTGCTACTAATTTAACAGTAGATTCTAACTACGCAAATTTCAGACTAACATTTAAAACAACTCCAGACGTGACTTCTTCATTTATTGGATGGTTGTTAACATAATTTTAAAATGAAAGATATAAACAATATAAATAGTTTAATAAAAGATTTAGGGAGAAGCAATTAATGAGTAATTATTCAACACTTTTAGGCGGCGGTTCAGCTGGGGCAATTGACCACAGAAAAGAAGCTATGCCATTATTTGGATTTTGGGGAGATAACTCCGACCAAAATCACCATATGACTTATAGAGTTTTTGATTCTGGTTTCAAAGAAACTGGATCACCTTGGGGTGCAATATCTAACTCTACTACTAACTACAGATTTGGTATTACTGGTGACGCTTCGTTTTCATATTCACACAATGACCACGGAACTCACGTTTCTCACCACGACTTAACAACACAAAGTTATTCATCTTGGACATATTGGAACAAAAGTATGTACCAATGTGACCAATACCCACACGCACAATGGTACACATCTTCAAGAGATGGAATGGTATCTTGGCATTCATTACACGAATATACTTCAAGTTTTGAATATCAAAACGGATGGTGTAAATTAAATATGGTTTTACCTGAAGGTATTAGACCAAGACGTATGTTCTTAAACAGAAGATTTACAATGAGAGAAATGTATCCTGGTAATCACGCTTGTCCTAATATAGATTACTATAACTATTCTTCTCATATGTTGAATACAGACCAATCATATGCGACTGGTACTGGATACAATGAGAAAACAAAAACTTTAGTTATGATTCACTCTGGTGACGAAGGTGGAAATACTTCAAAAACTATTCACATTTTCAAAGGTACGAAATGTTTAAATAAAATAGACAGACTTAAAGAATTCTTTGATAATTTATCTTCAACTGAATACTTTACTGACACTTGGACTACACACAATAATAAAGATTGGTGCGTAGTTGTTGGTAATAACGATTTCGTTGGATTCGGTCAAAAGAATTCAAACAGTAAGAGATACGGTGTATTTGATTGTGGAGTAAAAGGAACAGGTGTCGCTATAACTGGTGCAAGTAGACAATGGGATTCTTGGCAAACATTCCAAGGATCAACAACAACGTCTTACGGCGCTTGGGAAGGTCACCAATATTACACAAAATTTAATACTACTTGGGACGGAACTTGGGGAATGATTTATTCACCATATTACTACTACGGAGTTGGTATCAATGCCTTCTGTATGAGTTTAGAAAATCCTAAAAAATACATAAGTGTTAACCAAACTAAATCAAGTAGAGGAAATCCTTGGTTTGCTTGGGGTCGTACAGGTTTCCACGGAGGTTGGTCAGACAACACCGACGGTACTTCTCATAGAACGTATGCGTGGTCTTTTGATCCAACGGATTCAGATGAAACTACGACAACTAGAGTTTATGACGGTAGCTCTTCAGGTGATGGAGTTATACCTAACAACAATGACCTTGTTGGTGCAGACATAACTAATAAATCTGGTAACCACGGATTAACGGCTGCTAGAACTTGGCTACACGGAGGTTTCTATTCAACTGCTTATCCATTGTTAATGCAAATTGACTGGTGGGGTAGTTATGGAAACAACGATTCTACTTACGGTGGTAAGTACGGTTCATAATAAAATATATAATTAAGGAGAATTAAAACAAATGGCAACATATTACTTTTTAAACACAGGCGAACCTTTTACAGATAAAGCAGGTGCTGGAGATGAAGCAGTTTCATCAGGAAGAGCTGTAAAAAGAACAGACGTACCTGATGGAGTGGAATCTTGGAGATTATCTTGGAACGGTTCAGCAGTAGTAGTCTACGCTGAAGGAAAAGACGAAGCGGGTGCGATTGCACAAAAAGCAACAGAAGATGAAGATTTAGCGGTTGCTAATAAAGCTAAACAAGATGAAATGGTTAAAGCTGAAGTTGTTAAAACTAAAAAACTAAAAGAAGACGGTTTAGAAGTTTAATTAATTTACTTGAAGATAGTAATATCTTCTTACATCTCCTGGTTTTATTATGTACGATATCAAAGAGCTAACAGCAGAAATACATCAAAACGCAGAAAGACAAGAGTTTGTCAAGACTCTTATGTCTGGTTCTATTGACCCTAATCTTTACGCAACTTATCTTTACAATCAATTACAATGTTATTCTGTACTAGAAAAGTATGGTATGGAGAATTCTTTATTTAGAACTACTCCAAACTTACCTAGAGGAGAACATATACATTATGATTATAAAGCATTATGGACAGGTGAAGGCAAACCAACTATAACTCAAAGTACAAAAGATTATGTTGCTCATATTGAAACAATCAAAGAAGACGCAGAAAAATTATACGCTCATATCTATACTAGATATTTAGGAGATATATCTGGTGGTCAAATGATAATGAAAAAAACACCAGGACCTAATCGTTATTACAAATTTAAACATAAAGAAATAAAAGATTATAAACGAATAGTGAGAGAAATGATAAACAGTTATTTAAATGTTTATCAACTTAATATTTTAAATGAGTGCAAATTTTGTTTTGCAAGTGCTACAGCATTGTTTAAAGAAATGAACGATATGGATACTTCTAAACCTTTAATTTTAAACAATGAAGTATTTGATGAAAAAAATAGAGATACAGAAAATGATCCTTTCAAAGGAACTAGTATTGAAGGAAGAGATTAATGATTTGGGAAAGATTAATAAAACTTGAAAAAGATATAATCGCTATACTTGATAGACGTTGTAAAGAATACAATGAAGACGGTATGGATAGATTTAATAATGATACTTGGGTTAACCGTACTTGGTCTAATATGAGTGTAAGACGTGCTCACGTAGATGTAGTGGATGCCAGAGAAACAAAAGGTCTTTGGATGGCACACATATGTTTATTTCCAAATTTAACAAATGGTGGTCCAATTTATGGATTTGATGTTATCGCAGGCAAGAAAAAAGTAACAGGTTGCTTTCACGATTTTAGTCCTCTATTATTAAAAGAACATCCCTTAACAAAATATTTCATAGAAGAAACAAAGTGGTATAAACCATCTAAAGAAAGAGAATTGCCAGATTGGGCAAAGGAAATCTTTAGTTCAGGTATGATTGCCGCTGGTAATATAACAGAAGAAAGAGAATTAGAACAAATTTGTACTCTTGCTACTTCTAATTTAGAAAATTATCTTGACAAAATTGGTCATTATAATAGTGATTCAAAGGAAGAAGATGTTATAAGAGCACAAAACTTCTATTGTGAACACCAACAACAAAATCCACACACCCCTAGAGTAATGCGATCCCTTGGATTGCCTGAAGATGATATAACTGTATTCTGTACTGATAATTTGTTTCCGAAGATATAATTGTTATTATAAATATACAATAAAGGAACCAGTATGGCAAAACCAGCAACCAGAGAACAGTTAAAACAGTACGCTTTAAGAACACTAGGCAAACCTGTCATTGAAATCAACGTAGATGACGACCAATTAGAAGATAGAATAGACGAAGCATTACAATATTTCGCTCAATATCACTATGATGGTGTTAAGAGAACGTATCTAAAATACAAATATACTCAAGCAGATAAAGATAGAATTTTAGGAAATTCAACTGAAACCGCTAGTAAAACTTATGGTGATTCAACTACTGTAACATCTACTTGGTTGGAAGATAATGCTTATATTGTAGTTCCTGAAACAGTTATATCAGTAGTTAATATTTTTCCATTTTCAAACAAAGGTAATTTAAATTTATTTGATGTTAGATATCAATTAAGATTAAATGACCTATATGACTTTTCTTCAACGTCTGTTATTAATTATGATGTTGTATTAAGACATTTAGATTTTTTAGACCATATATTAGTTGGTGAAAAACCAATGAGATTTAATCAACACGACAATAGATTGTATATAGATATGGATTGGAAAAATGATTTACAAGTAGATGAATTTCTTGTAATAGAGTGTTTTAGAAAATTAGACCCAGCACAATTTACAGATGTTTATGATGATTTATTTTTAAAGAGATATGTAACTGCTTTATTTAAAAAACAATGGGGTGCTAACTTATCTAAATTTGGCGGTGTTCAAATGGTTGGTGGGGTTACTTTAAACGGTCAAGAAATTTATTCACAAGCACTTTCAGATATAGAAAATTTAGAAAACAGAATTAGGTCACAATACGAATTGAACCCAACCTTTATGATAGGATAATGCTATGCCAGTTAATCATTACTTTCAAGGTGGACGAGGCATAGGCAATGCTGCCGAAAAAAGACTACACGAAGATATAATTGTTGAAGGTCTTAAAATTTACGGTCAGGATGTCTTTTACTTACCACGAACATTAGTCAATAAAGATATAATACTAGGAGAAGATGTAACTAGTAAGTTTGACGATTCATTTTCAATAGAAATGTATTTTGAAAACAATACAGGTTTTGCAGGTGAACAAGAAATCATAAGTAAATTCGGATTAGAAATTAGAGATGACACAACACTTGTTGTTGCAAAAAGAAGTTTTGATAATTTAGTTGCAAATAAAGCAAACTTAATTGCTGTAGGAAGACCAAATGAAGGAGATGTAATTTACGTTCCTTTAATGAGTTCTTTCTTTGAAATTTTATTTGTAGAAGACCAGGAACCTTTTTATCAATTAGGAAACTTACCAGTTTATAAATTAAAAGTAACTCGTTGGGAATATTCAAGTGAGAAACTTGATACAGGTCAAGAAGATATTGACCAACACGAAGATACACATACATTAGACCAATTAGCATATAGAGTTTCATTGGAATATGGACAAGAAGTATTAACAGGTGCTGGTTCATTAACGTTAGAAGATTATTTTGACCACGGAACAGGTCAACCATCTTTCTTAATGAAAGAAGATTATTCAGAATCTAATATACAGACACAATCTCCTTATGCAGATAATTTAGACTTGAATACAGAAGCAGGATATGATACAGTATCAACAGCGGATGATATATTAGACTTTACTGAAAGAAATCCGTTTGGGGAGATAGATGAGTAATGTTTGGTAAACACTTTTATAATCAAAGTTTAAGAAGACTAACTATTGCCTTCGGTCAAATTTTTAATAACGTTATAGTACAGACGAAATCTAGCACAGGCGCTGTTACTAAAAGAATGCGTGTGCCTTTAGCATATGCACCTAAAGAAAAGTTTATACAAAGATTAGAACAACAAGCAAATTTAGATAAAGGTAGAACTTTTGCAATTACTTTACCTAGAATGGGATTTGAATTAACAGGTTTAAAGTATGACGCTAATAGAAAATTAAATAAAATGCAGAAAACAGTTAGAGTTAGGTCTTCTGATTCTACTGTACATAATTTTAATTATTCACCAGTACCATATGATGTAAGTTTTAGTCTTTATTCTTTTACTGCTACAGCAGAAAATGGACTACAAATAGTTGAACAAATATTACCTTATTTTCAACCAGACCTTACAGTTACTATCAATGCAATACCAGAATTAAATATTAAACGTGATGTGCCTATTGTTTTAGATGAAGTAAATTATGAAGATACATATGATGGTGATTTTAATAAGCGAAGAGCAGTTATATATACTTTAAACTTTACTGCTAAAACTTACTTATATGGACCTATGGCACAAAGTAAAGTTATTAGACAATCACAAGCAGATTTAGGAACATCTACGGATACTCCTTTATCAAGAGAAGAAAGAATTATAGTAATACCAAATCCTGAAAGTGCAGACGCAGATGATGATTTTGGATTTACAACAAAGATTAGTTTCTATGACGATACAAAGAAATATAATCCAGTAACAGGAGAAGATGAATAATGAGTAAATTGGAAGAAAGTGTTAATGAAATATTAGGTTTGGAAGGTAAAGATAAAGTTACTGATACTCCTTTAGAACCACCTAAAGAATTTAAAGCTCCAGTACAAAGAAAAAATGGTGAAGTTGCAATAAAAATAGATAAAGATATTAATACAGATTATGATTATAGTAGAGAAAATTATTATAATCTTATAGAAAAAGGTCAAGAGGCAATACAAGGTATTTTAGATATTGCAAAAGAAGGTCAACACCCTAGAGCATATGAAGTTGTTGGTCAACTAATAGGACAAGTTGCTACGTCTGTTGATAAATTACAAGACCTACAAAAGAAATTAAAAGATTTAAAAGAACTACCTGGTAAAACAAATGCTAATATTAAAAATGCTTTATTTGTAGGTTCAACAGCAGAATTACAAAAGATGTTGAATAAACAAAGTATGGAAACTAAAAAAGAAAAGAGAATTGAAAATGAAACTATTGACGGCAAATCAGAAAGTAAAGAATAAAAGACCTATCGCAATAAAAGACTTAAAATATATTAAGTCAATGACACCACTAAAAGAATTATTAGATGGTGAATCATTAAATTATCCAATAGAAGTAAAAGAACACATTGTATCAGAAGTACCTAGATATGGTGCAATGGGCGTACCATATATAGAAAAAGAATTTAGTGTATGGAGAGGCAGTCAACGAGTGCAGGCAGCTATTAAATTAGGGTATACACATATAGAAGGAGTAATAATAAATGAAAGAACATAAATTACCTTTAGAAAGTTTTATCGGTGGTTGGTATATTGATCCAAAAATTTGTGATGGTTTAATAAATTTATTCAAAGAAAATCCACAAGAACAAAGACCAGGAGTTATAGGTGGACCTTATAGTGTTAATAAGAAACATAAAGATTCAATAGATATTGGAATTGATCCACATTGGAAAGAACCAAGATATTGGGCGTGGAAACAAGCATTAAAAGAGTGTTGTACTTTATACGAAGAGAAATATCCTGAACTTGCTCATTTTAAACCTTGGGGTTTAGTTGAAGGAGTTAATATACAATATTATCCACCAGGAGGTGGTTATTTTGTTGAGCATTTTGAACGAGGAAGTATCCACGAAAATCGTAATTTAGTTTTTCTGACTTATTTAAATGATGTACCTAATGGTGGTACACATTTTAAATATCAAAAATTAACATCACCAGCTAAAAAAGGATTAACATTGATTTGGCCGACTGACTTTACACACGTACATAATGGTCAAATATCAAAAGAACACGAAAAATATATCATAACTGGTTGGTTTGGTTTTTTAAAGTAGAATCAGATAAATAGTATTATGAGTATAACAAATGACGCATATTTAGGAAATCCTAATCTTAAAAAAGTAAATACACCAGTTGAATTTACTAAAGAGGAGATTGTAGAATTTCAAAAATGTAAAGAAAATCCAATCTATTTTATGGAGAAATTTATGAAAATAGTTTCCCTAGATGAAGGTTTAGTGCATTTTAAAATGTATGATTTTCAAAAAAAGATTGTAACTACAATAGATAAAGAAAGATTTACTATTTGCAAACTACCTAGACAATCAGGTAAATCAACAACAACAATTGCATACTTATTACACTATGCAATATTTAATCCAAATTCAAACATAGCTATTCTTGCCAATAAATCTTCTACTGCTAGAGATATATTAGGAAGATTACAATTAGCATATGAAAACTTACCAAAATATATACAACAAGGTGTTATCAATTGGAACAAAGGTAATATAGAGTTAGAAAATAAATCAACTATTATAGCGGCTGCTACATCTTCAAGTGCAATAAGAGGTGGTTCATTTAATATAATATTTCTTGATGAGTTTGCTTTCGTACCTGCTAATATTGCTGAACAATTTTTTAGTTCAGTTTATCCTACTATTACATCTGGTAAAACTACAAAGGTTATTATTGTATCAACACCTCACGGTATGAATCAGTTTTATAAATTATGGACAGACGCTGAAAATAAAAGAAATGATTATGTACCAATTGAAGTACATTGGTCAGAAGTTCCAGGTAGAGATGAAAAATGGAAAGAAACAACTATACGTAATACATCACAGGAACAATTCCAACAAGAGTTTGAGTGTGAATTTTTAGGTTCAGTAGATACGTTAATCTCACCAGTAAAAATTAAAGCAACACCTTATATGACACCATTAACTTCAAGTGGTGGTTTAGATGTATTTGAAAAAGTTGTAAATGGTAGAAATTATGTGGCTACTGTTGATGTAGCAAGAGGTGTAGATAGAGATTATTCAGCATTTTTAATATTTGATGTAACTCAAATGCCTTATAGAGTTGTTGCCAAATATAGAAGTAATGAAGTTAAACCAATTTTGTTTCCACACTTAATACAAAAAGCGTGTAAGGGTTATAATAAGGCAGATATTCTTTGTGAAACAAATGATATAGGTCAACAAATAGGTGAATCATTAAACTATGAATTAGAATATCCTAATCTATTAATGACTACTCAAAGAGGAAGAGCAGGTCAGATATTAGGTGCTGGTTATAGTGGAAGAGGTTCTGGTTTCGGTGTTCGTATGACAAAACAGATTAAAAAAATTGGTTGTTCTAATATTAAGACATTAATTGAAGGCGATAAAATGGTTATAAATGATTTTAATATCATAGAAGAAATGTCAACTTATGCTCGTAAAGCAAATTCTTGGCAGGCAGAAGAAGGTTGTAATGATGATTTAATGACTTGCCTTGTATTATTTGGATGGTTATCCAATCAACCTTATTTCAAAGAAATGACTAATACTAACGCCAGACAACAATTATATGAAGAACAAGAAAAATTAATAGAGCAAGATATGGCACCTTTTGGTTTTGTAGATGATGGAACACCTGAATGGGAAAAACCAGAAGTAGATGAATATGGTACAGTCTGGCACCCAGTTGTTAGAAAAGGGTTATAAATTACGCTTATTATAAATATCCATAGTAATGAAATTTGACTATGGTCGTATGAAAACATACGGAATATGTGAATATAAAGAAGTTAATTAGCTAATTATAAGGAGAAAACCTAATGGCATTTCAAGTATCACCAGGTGTTCTCGTACAGGAAAAAGACTTAACAAGAATTATTCCTGCCGTTTCATCTTCTTCTGGAGCTTTTGCTGGAACTTTCAGTAAAGGACCTCTTGATGAAGTTATAAGTATCGGTAGCGAATCTGATTTGGTATCAACGTTTGGGAAACCAGATAACTCTAATTTTGAGAGTTATTTTAGTGCCTCAAACTTCTTGCAATACTCAAATAACTTGAAAGTAGTTCGTGTACAGAATTCATCTGTTTCAAACGCAACTGAAAGTGGTAGTTCGTTTGTAATAAAAAATACTACTGATTACCAAAACAACTATGCTGACGGTTCTGCTTCTGTAGGAATGTGGGCTAGTAGAACAGCTGGAGATTGGGGAAATAATTTAAGTATTTCTCAATGTCCTTCTGCTACTGCTTACGAAGAAATTAACAAAACAACTGTTGCTGACGCTTCAACAAGTGTCGGAGATACAGTAGTTTCAGTTACTTCTGCTACAGGAATAAGTGCTGGAGATATAGTTAACTTTGGTGATGAATATGAATATAGAGTTATTAGTATATCAACTAATGACTTGAACATTGTACGAAAAGAAGAACCTTCTTATTATGGTACTTCTGACTCATCTGGATTACAAGCGACAATTACAAATGGCGCTCAAGTAAGACGTAGATGGAGATATTATGATTTATTTAACAAGGCACCAGGAACATCTACTTACGCTCAAACAAGAGGTGGTAGTAATGACGAAATGCATATTGCAATCGTTGATGAAGACGGTGGAATTAATGGCGTTAAAGGCGATATACTAGAAAAATTTGAAGCAGTTTCAAAAGCTTCAGATGGTAAATCACCTCAAGGCGACAGTAATTACTATTCAGACGTAATTTACAAATCAAGTAATTATGTTTATTGGATGGATCACAATTCTTCTGGTTCAAATTGGGGCACGGCGGCAGCTGGAACAACTTATACAGACGTAACTGCTATAAGTGATGTATCATTAATAAATGGTGCAAACGGTTCAGCAGCAACTACTGCTCAAACTAAAACTGCTTATGAAAAATACCAAGACGCTGAAACAACAGACGTTGGTCTTTTAATTGCAGGTTCAGGTGACGCAACACATATAGATAACTTAATTACAATCGCTGAGAAAAGAAAAGACGTAGTAGTTTTTGCTTCTCCAGAGAGAAGTGATGTAGTTAATGTATCAAATTCAAATACGCAAAAAGATAATGTTATAAATTTCTTTAATGGAATTTCTTCATCTTCTTATGTGTTCTTTGATAGTGGATACAAATATATGTACGATAGATATAATGATGTCTATAGATATGTTCCTTTAAACGGAGATATGGCTGGACTAGCGGCAAGAACCGATATGGTTGCTGACGCTTGGTATTCACCTGCCGGTTTAAATAGAGGTATCGTTAGAGGTGCAGTTAAACTAGCATTTAATCCAACACAAACACAAAGAGATGAATTATACAGAGCAAGAGTAAATCCTGTGACTACGTTCCCAGGACAAGGAACTGTATTATTCGGTGATAAAACTGGATTATCAAATCCTAGTGCATTTGATAGAGTTAATGTCAGAAGATTGTTCATAATTTTAGAAAAGGCAATTTCAACTGCTTCTAAAGTCCAACTATTTGAATTCAATGATGAATTCACTAGAGCTGGTTTTAGAAATATGGTAGAACCTTTTTTAAGAGAAGTACAAGGACGAAGAGGGATTACAGACTACCTAGTAGTTTGTGATGAAACTAACAACACAGGCGAAGTAATAGATAGAAATGAATTTGTAGCAGAAATTTTTGTAAAACCTGCTAGAAGTATCAACTTTATCTCATTGCAATTCGTTGCAACAAGAACAGGCGTTTCTTTTGAAGAAGTCGCAGGATAATTTAGGGGAGAAATAAAACAATGGCAAACATAAATGATTTCAAAGCTAAACTTTCAGGTGGCGGAGCAAGAAGTAACCAATACAAAGTGGTTATGCCTTTTCCTGGCTACGCTCAAGTTGGCGGAGAAATAGAAGACCTAGCATTTTTATGTCAAGGCGCTGAACTACCTGGTATGGCAATCACAACGATTGAAGTACCTTTTAGAGGCAGAGCAATAAAAATCGCTGGAGATAGAACAATAGCGGATTGGACTATCAAAGTAATAAATGATACCAATTTCAAATTGCGTAATGCATTTGAAAGATGGATGAACGGTATAAACAATATGACTGATAACGAGGGATTAACTAATCCAGTTGATTACCAAGTTGACGCATTTGTAGACCAATTAGATAGAAACGGAAATACTATTAAGTCATACACTTTAAGAGGTGTATTTCCTTCAAGTATTAACGCAATTTCTTTGGATTACACTGCTAAAAACGACTTATCAGAAACAAGTGTAACTTTAGCGTTCCAATACTTTGAAAGTAACACAACTACTTAAAAACTACTATAAATAGTAGTGATATTTTAAGGAGATAAATTATGGCTGAATTATTTGGATTTTCTATAACTCGGGTTAAAAAACCTACAGATCCAAAACAAGCATTTACACAACCACAAGCGGATGATGGAACACAAACCATCGCCGCTGGTGGGTACTATGGTCAATACTTGGATATGGAAGGTCAGACAAAGACTGAACAAGACCTTATCAGACGTTATAGAGAAATCGCTTTACACCCAGAATGTGATATGGCGATTGAAGATATTATAAACGAATCTATTGTTGCAAACGAAATGAAGGATGCAATTAGATTAAACCTAGATAACTTACCATTCGGTAAGGACGTTAGACGAAAAATAGAAGACGAGTTTAGAGAAGTTTTAAGATTAATGAACTTCCATACTAGAGGTCACGATATCTTTAGAAGATGGTACGTGGACGGTAGATTATATTATCATAAAGTAATTGATAGAGAATCTACAAGAAAAGGTATTACAGAATTAAGATACATAGACCCTAGAAAAATTAAAAAGATTAGAGAAGTAAGAAAGAAAAGACCAGACGGACCTACTCCATATGGTTTAAATGTTATTGATGATGTTAAAGAATACTTTTTATTTAATGAAAAGGGTGTAACTAATACAACATCAGGTGGAATTAAAATTGCTGTTGACGCAATAGCATTTTGTCCAAGTGGACTAATAGACCAAAACAAAAATATGGTCTTATCATATTTACATAAAGCAATTAAACCTGTTAATCAATTACGTATGATTGAGGACGCAAGTGTTATTTACAGAATAGCAAGAGCACCTGAAAGACGTATATTTAAAATTGATGTTGGTAATTTACCTAAAGTAAAAGCAGAACAATACTTACGTGATGTTATGGCAAGATATAGAAATAAACTTGTCTATGACGCAAGTACAGGTGAGATACGTGATGACAGAAACTATATGTCAATGCTTGAAGACTTTTGGTTACCAAGTAGAGAAGGTGGAAGAGGTACAGATATTACCACTTTACCAGGCGGTGCAAATTTAGGAGAGATGGCAGATTTAGAATACTTTAGAGCAAAACTTTATCGTTCTTTAAATGTTCCAGCTAGTAGATTAGAAGCGTCAAGTGGATTTAATTTAGGTCGTTCAACAGAAATAACAAGAGATGAACTTAAATTTACAAAATTTGTACAAAGATTAAGAAAGAAATTTACTGAAATATTTAACGATATATTAAGAACTCAATTAGTTTTAAAAGCCGTTATTACGGATGAAGATTGGTTAGTCATAAGGGATGTTCTCCAGTATGACTTTTTGCAAGATGGACACTTTGCTGAACTAAAAGATTCTGAAATGTTATTAGAAAGAATAAGACTTGCTAATGAAGTTAGAGATTATGTTGGAAAGTATTTTTCAGTAGAGTACGTAAGAAAAAAAATCTTACGTCAAAACAATAGGGAGATTGAAGATATTAATAATCAAATTAAAAAAGAAGTTAAAGATGGTGTTATTGCTGACCCTATGCAACAATATCAATCTAGTAAAGATACTATAGAAGGAGATATGTAATGGCAGACGCAAGTATTCCAAGTAAGACAGCGGAATTTATTGACAAATTGCAACAAGGTAAAAATGCAGACGCAGGAGAAGCGTTTAAGGATGCTTTAAGAGATAAAGTAGCAAGTGCTCTTGATAAACAAAGAGTAGATGTAGCAGCTAAAGTTTTTAAAGGTGTAGAACCTGAAAAATTTAGTGCTGATAAACCAGCGGTAACTGAACCTAGTGCAAGAACAGATAAAATTATGGACACAAGTGGAAACGAAATTGCTTTTGAACCGACTAAAGAGCCGGCTCCAACAGCACCAGAACCTGAAGCGCCAACTATGGCACCAGGTCACGAAACACCACCAGACGCAGGTGTATAGAAATGGATAACGAATATTTTTTTACAAGTAAAATATTTGAAGATACAAAGTATCTTGACTCTAAAACATATGGAGATTTATCTCCTAAAATGAAATTAGCAGTACAAGATACTTTTAAACTTATTGAAAGAACGTCTGGAGATATTGTAAGTAAATTTGAAAATTCAGTAGATAAAGTTGCTGAAGCAAGAAAAATAAATAAAGAAGAATTATATCAATACTTTGATGACGAAGTAAACGAACAATTAGGAGCATAAATGGCGTGGGTAGATGTACCAGGATCAAATAGTGTTTGGCAATATGAAAATACTGCCACAGGTTCTAATACCTATTCAAGTGCTCCTGGAACATATTCAGGTGGTATAAGAACTTATACTCAACCTGGAACTAGCGTAGCAACAAAAGTTTATGCTAGATGTAGAAAAAAAGGAACAACAGTAGAACGTGGCGAATTATCAAAAGATTTTTTTGACGCTACACACGTAGGATTCTAATATGGCAGATACAGTAGCAACACAAACAATAGCAGATACATCTGGAGTTAAATATGTTATAAAAATGACTAACTTTTCAGACGGTTCTGGAGAAACTAACGTACAAAAAATAGACGCTTCAGCGACTACTTTTATGAGTGAAGATGGTGAAAGACGTATAGCAAGAGTATATTATTCAGTTAATGTATCAGACGCAAAATCTGGTGTGGAATTAATATGGGATGGTGCTACAAATGCTACTGCTTTATTCCTTTCAGGACAAGGAACAATAGATTTAAGAACTGATGGAAACTCATTTAAAAATGACGCAACTACACCAACAGGTGATGTATTGTTAAGTACAAAGAACTTTGCTAAAGGCGATAACTACTCATTAATCGTTGAATTTAGATAAGAAATCTTATAAATAGTAAGAGAGAGAACTATGAAACTAATTACCGAAGAAGCATTTGACTCAAAATTTCTTATAGAAGAAATTGACGGCAAAAAACAATTTAAAATTAAAGGTGTCTTTTTACAAGCAGATATCAAAAATAGGAACGGCAGAGTCTATCCTAAAGAGATATTGCAGAAAGAAGTATCAAGATACAATAGAGAATTTATCAATAAAAGACGTGCATTTGGCGAGTTAGGACATCCTGATGGACCAGTTGTAAATCTTGAAAGAGTAAGTCATATGATAACGGACTTACATCCAGATGGATCAAATTTTGTTGGTGAAGCAAAAGTGATGGACACACCCTATGGTAAGATTGTTAAAAATCTTATCAACGAAGGTGCTCAATTAGGAGTATCTTCAAGAGGTATGGGATCACTAGTGCGTGGAAGAGGTGGCATTAATGAAGTAGGAAGAGATTTTTACTTAGCAACTGCCGCTGACATTGTAGCAGACCCAAGCGCTCCAGACGCTTTCGTAGAAGGCATTATGGAGAATAAAGAGTGGGTATGGGACAATGGAGTTATCAAAGAGAGAGATATTGAAGAGTGGAAACAGTATATAAATGAAGCAAAAAGACTACGTTTAGCGGAAGTGAAGGCGGATGTGTTTAAAAAATTCATTGAAAAACTATAATCTTATAAATATCTATTAACAAAGAGAGAACTAATTTAAACGTTTAAATTAATTAAGGAGAGTTTTCAAATGGCTGAAACAGGAAAAATAGAAGCGTTAGAAGCAAAAGCAGTGCAAGAGGCGAATTCACCAAATGCACAAGCGGATGCTCCTAAAAAGAATGCTGTAGCGGCTGAACCTTCTCATATTGCTAAAATGAGTGAATATGAAGATTTAGGTAAGGCAGTAGTTAAACCTACAGACAGCAATCCAGACGCAACTAAAAAAGTTACAAAAGTTTCTGGACAAGCTCCTCAAAAACATCAAGGCGCTGCTGACGCAATGCCTAAATTGACTGGTAGCAATACCAAGTTGGAGAATAAAGAAACTAAAAAAGACGAAGACGGTAAAGAAATAAAAGAAGGCGACTTACCACCAGCACTTCAAAAAGCTATTGACGCTAAAAAAGATAAAAAAGATGTCAAAGAATCTGACGAAAAGAAAGATGAAAAAGCTAAAAAAGATGATGACGCTGAAGTAAGAACAGAAGACGAAGACAAAGAAAAGAAAAAAGAGATTGACGTAAAAGAACACGTTGACGCTCTTATCGCTGGCGAAAAAGACTTAACCGAAGAGTTTAAGACTAAAGCTGCTACCATTTTTGAAGCAGCAATCAAATCTAAAGTAAAAGAGATTGCAGAAGAAATGGAAACAGATTATAATAATAAATTAGAGCAAGAAAGTTCTAAAGCAAAATCTGAATTAACTGAAAAAGTTGATTCTTACCTTGCATACGTTGTTGAAGAGTGGATGAAAGAAAACGAAATCGCTCTTGAAAGAGGTATCAAAGGGGAAATTGCTGAAGACTTTATTAATGGTTTGAAAAAATTATTTGAAGACCATTATATTGATGTTCCAGATGAAAAATATAACGTGCTTGAAGACCAAGCAGGTAAAATTGAAAAACTGGAAAAAGACCTCAATGAGCAAATAGAAAAAAATGTTGAGTTAAACAAGGAAGTTGGAACTAAAGTTAAAGATGAAATCAAAGCTAAAGTTTCTGAAGACCTTGCTGACACAGCAAAAGAAAAATTTGCTAAACTTGCTGAAGAAATTGAATACTCTAACGCAAAAGACTATCAGAAGAAATTAGAAACTGTTAAAGAATCTTATTTTGGTAAGAAAGTTGAAACGAAAGAGAATCTAGATGATGTGGCGGCAGATGGATCAGTTAATCCTGATTTATCAAATTCTATGGCTGCTTACAGCGCCGCTATAAGCAAAACTAAAGACATTAAGTTGTCTATTAAGTAAATATATAGGGAGATAAACACATATGTACTTATCTGAAACACACGAAAAAAAATGGCAGCCAGTACTAGAGCATCCTGATTTACCAAAAATTACTGATGCTTATAGACGTGCCGTTACTTCTGTGATATTAGAAAACCAAGAACGTGCTTCTAAAGAAGACAGCGCTTACTTGGCTGAAGCAGCTCCGACTAACGCAACAGGTAGTGCTGTTGCTAATTGGGATCCAATCCTAATTAGTTTAGTTAGAAGAGCTATGCCTAATCTAATAGCATACGACATTGCAGGAGTTCAACCAATGACAGGTCCTACAGGACTTATTTTCGCTATGAGAAGTAGATATACTTCACAAGCTGGTGGAGAATCATTCTTTGACGAAGCTGATACAGATTTTAGTGGTAGAAATGCTGCTGGATCATCTGTTGATGGTTTCTCGGAAAATGCTCACTCTGGTAGCAACCCAGGAGTCCTAAACGATGGATCACCTGGAACTTATACAACTGGTGGCGCAATGACTACAGCGAAAGCTGAAGCATTAGGTGACGCTAGTGGTAATGCATTTGCTGAAATGGCTTTCTCAATTGAGAAATCTACGGTAACTGCTAAATCAAGAGCTCTTAAAGCTGAATACACTATGGAACTTGCTCAAGACTTAAAAGCAATCCACGGTTTAGACGCAGAAACAGAACTTGCAAACATCTTATCAGCAGAAATACTTGCTGAAATTAATAGAGAAGTTGTAAGAACTATCTACATCAATTCAGAAAAAGGTGCTCAAACTGGTAACGTAACTACAGCGGGAATTTTTGACCTAGATACTGACTCAAACGGACGTTGGTCTGTTGAGAGATTCAAAGGTCTTATGTTCCAACTTGAAAGAGATGCTAATAGAATAGCACAAAGAACAAGACGTGGAAAAGGTAATATAATTATCTGCTCTTCTGACGTTGCTTCTGCTCTTCAAATGGCTGGAGTATTAGATTACACACCAGCTCTTAACAACAATCTAAATGTTGATGACACAGGTAATACTTTTGCAGGTGTTCTTAACGGTAGATTTAAAGTATACATAGACCCATACTCAGCAAACAGTAATGCTAAACAGTATTACGTTGTTGGATATAAAGGAACATCACCATACGACGCTGGTTTGTTCTATTGTCCTTATGTACCTTTACAAATGGTTAGAGCTGTTGGACAAGACACTTTCCAACCGAAAATCGGTTTTAAAACGAGATATGGCCTAGTTGCTAATCCGTTTGCTGAAACTGGTGCTCAGTCAGGTGCTGCTACAGCAGTAAATGACGCTGGAAGTGCTAACTCTAATAGATACTACCAAAAAGTTCAAGTTGCTAACTTGATGTAATATCATTGGTTAGAAACATTTTCTAACAGAATTAAGGGAGGGCGTTCTTACGTCCTCCTTTTTTTTGGCCTAAAGTTCACATATAAATAGTACTATGACAATAAAACAATCATACAAAAGGCAACCAACAAAGTTTGATTATGCCGCTCCAACGCAGTTTAGATTTACTATTACAAAACTTCCTAAAGTAGAATTCTTTTGTACAGCAGTAAATTTACCAGGCATAACATTAGAAGGTAATATGGAACAGGAAACGCCATTGAAAAATATACCTTTACCTGGAGATAAATTAGCATACAGTCCATTAAGTATGGATTTTATGGTTGATGAAAATTTAGAAAACTATAGAGAGATACACGGTTGGTTAACTGGTTTAGGTTTTCCTAAAGATAGAGCACAATTTAGAAATTTACTTGGTGGTGGTGCAGATAGATTCCCAACATCTACTGGTGCAAAGCAAGAAACAGACGCAGGTATTGTAAGAAACGAAGCAGGTGCCACAGGTGCTGTTTATTCAGACGCAACATTAAGTATATTAACAAGCAAAAATACAACAAATATTCAAGTCAGATTTGCAGACGTATTTCCTACAGCATTATCTGGATTGAATTATAATCAACAACAAACGGATGTAAACTATTTAATAGCAACAGTAACTTTCCAATACAAAATATATGAATTTGCAGAAGGAAGTGGTAAGGTAACCGAAACAATTACGTAAGAAACTTTACTTTTCTATTATAATATGTTATAGTGATAATTATGGATTTAGAACAATTACAAGAACAAGCAGACAAAGATTTAAAAATTAACGATAGTGAACTTGATTTAGAATCAATCAAAACACCTCAATTACACAACCAATATATGAAACACTTAACAAAGTTTAAGTTAATGTTAAGTAGAGCGGAAAGTGAATTATATATTAAGAAAAGAGAAAAGTGGGAATACTATACAGGTAAAGCAGACTCTACTGTATATGTTGAAAAACCTTTTAACTTAAAAATATTAAGACAAGATGTAGATAAGTATATTGATTCAGACGAAGAAGTTATTAGAGCAAAACAAAAAGTTGATTATCTCAATACAGTTGTTGATTTTTTAGATAGAAGTATTAAACAAATTTCAAATAGAACATTTACTATTAAGAACGCAATTGATTGGAAGAAGTTTACATCAGGAGCTATTTAATGGAACAAGAAAAATCAGAAGGAGCTATTTATGGAACAAGAAAAATCAGAAGTTAAAATAACAGCATTTAAAAGTGACCCTAAAAAATCTTTTTTTGCACCCGAATATGATTATAGAATATTTGAAACTACAGTAAAAAAAGTTAATTTTAAAGATTTAGCAAAACTTCTTTTAAGCAAAGAAAAAGAAATAATAAAATTACCTAAATCAACTGTAGCAGCTGGAGCTGTAAATGCTTACACAGGACTAAAAGGTGAGAGTACAACACAAAGATTTGATAAGTATAATGTTTTAAAATGGGAAGATGAAAATATAAAGCATTTAAAAGGAAATATAATACACTTTCATAATGGAGTTATGCAATACTTTAAACAACCAATTCCAAAAGAATTGTATATACAATGTTGGTATAATGTTATGCGTAAAGGAGAACAAATAAAAACTCATTTACACGATATAGGATCACATTGTTATTTGGGAGGTCATATTTGTGTACAAGCAGATAATACATCTACTCATTATATCAATCCAATAAATCAACTTAATGACCCTATGATATATAGTAGTGAAAATATTGTAGGTAAAATGACTTTATTTCCAAATAATGTACCACACTATACGGATGTGTATGAAGGAAATACAGAAAGAATAACAATTGCATTTGATATATTTCCAGAAAATCCAGAATTAATAAAAGGTGGAAACTTACATTCAGGAAATTATTTAAAGATAGTATGAAAAATGTAAGATATCTTGTAATAGACAAAAAGGATGATGTCTATTTAAAGATAGAAGCAGAAGATTCCATTAGAAGAGAATTAGGTCAACACTTTACTTTTGAAGTACCTGGTTTTCGTTTTATGCCACAATTTCGTAATAGGGTATGGGACGGAAAGATAAGACTATTTTCATATGCAACTGGTCAAATATATGTTGGATTATATCCATATGTACTTAATTGGTGTAAAGAAAATGATGTAGAAGTTGTTGATGGAACGAAGATAGAAGACACTAAAGTAGATGATGATAAGGTAGAAAAATTTATTAATGCTCTTAAAATTCCTATGGAAGTAAGAGATTATCAAAAAGAAGCATTTTCATATTCAGTTAAAAAGAATAGATGTTTATTACTATCACCAACTGCTAGTGGTAAATCACTTATTCTATATCTATTAGTACGTTTTAATCTATTAAGACTTCCCAAAAACAAAAAAATATTAATCATAGTACCTACTACATCATTAGTAGAACAATTGTATAAAGATTTTAAAGACTATGGCTATGATAGTAATAGAAATGTACATAGAATCTATGAAGGACATAGTAAGATAACACCTAAAAGAGTAGTTATATCTACTTGGCAATCAATTTATAATCTATCAAAGAACTATTTTAGCGACTATGGTATGATAATTGGTGACGAAGCACATCTATTTAAAGCAGTATCATTAACAAAGATAATGACGAAGTTAGTTAATTGTAAATATAAGATAGGTTGTACAGGTACCCTAGATGATAGTAAAACACATAAGCTAGTATTAGAAGGACTGTTTGGTGCAGTCAATAAGGTTACTACTACAACTGAATTACAAGATAAAGAACACCTAGCAAAACTTAAAATTTTCTGTTTAGTATTACAATATGGTAAAGCACAAATAGATTTCTTGAAAAATAAAACTTATCAAGAAGAAATGGACTTTTTAGTTAGAAATGAGAAAAGAAATAAATACATTAAAAATCTGGTCACTGGTTTACACGGCAACACTTTATGCTTATTTCAGTATGTAGAAAAGCACGGTAAGTTATTATATGAATTAATTAAAGAAAAGGCAGGTGACCGACCTATTTTCTATATCCACGGAGGAGTGGAAGCTGATGAACGAGAACAAGTCCGAGCCATTACCGAAAAGTCTGACGGAGCGATTATTGTCGCTTCTTATGGGACGTTCAGTACTGGTATTAATATCCGTAACTTACACAATATTGTTTTTAGTAGCCCTAGTAAATCTCGTATAAGAAATTTACAATCAATAGGACGAGGATTAAGATTAAAAGATAACGATTCACACGCAACGTTATATGACATTGCTGATGACCTTTCCTATGGCGAAAAGGAAAATTATACTTTACAACACTTTAGAGAACGTATAAATATTTACAATAGTGAAGATTTTGACTATGAAATTCACAATATAGAATTGGAGAGAAATGGACAAAGTAAAAGCTAACATAAAAATAATCAAACTAATAAATGGTGATGATGTTGTTGCACATATGCCAATAGGTGAGAAACAACTACCAGATAAATCTCCTTTGCTTAGAATAGCAAAACCATTACAGATTAAATATATCCCACAAATGACCCCTACAGGCATAAGAGATTATATTGCTCTTATTAAATGGGTTAACTATACACCAGATAAATTAATAACTATACCGAAAGATAAGATAATGACTATAACTATGGCGTCGGAAGATATGACTAAAAACTATGCCAATTTAGCAAATGATTATGACAGATTGGATCAACCGAAAAAGGCCAAAAAGGGTGACTTTATACAAGAACAAATCTCGCAAGAAGATAATGAATTGTTGAACGAAATATTTAAGGATAAATTAACGAAGAGAACTCTCCACTAGTTACTAAAGCGTTCTCCACCAGACTACATAGTCTATTATATACAAAAAACGTGAAAAGTCAAGTGCCATTCAAATCTAAAAAACTCGCTCATATTGCTAAGCAATGGCAGATAGGAGAAATTATTCCTGTCAAAAAATTATCTAAAGCAATCAAAAGATTATTACGTCCTAGCATTGACAAAGGGAGTAAATTGTAGTAATATGTAATCATTATGCCAGGAATTAGAATTAAAAAAAAACCAGAACATTATGTAAATAATAAAGAATTTTTTGCTGCTATGGTGGACTATAAAAAGTCTGTTAATAAAGCGAAAAGATTAAAGCAAAATAAACCAGTTGTACCAGACTACGTTGGTGAGTGTTTTTTAAAGATAGCGAATCATTTATCCTTTAGACCAAATTTTATAAACTATACTTATCGGGACGATATGATAAGTGATGGTATTGAAAACTGTTTACAGTATCTTGATAACTTCAATCCTAAAAAAACTAATAATCCTTTTGCTTATTTCACACAAATTATCTATTATGCTTTTGTACGGAGAATACAGAAAGAGAAAAAACAAACAACTATTAAACACCGTATGATTCAAAACGCAAACTATGATGATATGACTTTGCAACCAGGAGAAGATGGAGAATTCAAAAATCAATTTACAGAATTTCTACGTAAGAATATACCAGCGGAAGAACCAGTTAAGAAAACAACACCTAAAAAGAAAAAGAAAATAGTTAAGAAGAAAAAATAATTATTATGAAGAGTGATAAGATTTTAATAGTCGGCGGAGGTTCTGCTGGCTGGATGACTGCTGCTACTTTAATTAAAGCATTTCCAAATAAAGATATAACAGTAATAGAATCACCAAATATACCAACTGTTGGTGTTGGTGAAAGTACAATATCAAAAGTTAAACAATGGACAAAATTTTTGGGCATTGATGATAAAGAATTTTTAAAACATACAGATGGCACTATTAAGTTTAGTATTAAGTTTACAGACTTTAATGGAAAAGACGAG